CACTATATATCTAGGACAATTTTCAGAAGTATCACTTATATCCGTTAAGTTTGTGTAAACTTAGTAGGTAAAATAGCTTTTAAACATTTTCGGCTTTGGTAAATTGTTACAGTTCACAAAAAAAGAAATCCCCATCAGTTTGACATTGACTTGTGTTTGGCATAAGTAATTGACTTGTCACGTGTTAAAACGAGGTTTATAATTGTCTTAATTATAAATAAAATCGTTCCCTCGACTACTTCGAGCATTGCTCCTAGGGGAGCACTACTCTCGTGTCTTCGGAACAACAGTTGATTCAAATCTAAGATGACGAAGTCAATTAAAAATTTATAATATAATTATACCATACTTTTTGACAAATGTAAAGAACTATTTACCATACCAGAATGAAAAAACCAGTAGGAGCACCTTCAGCTAATTAGAAAATATTTTATTTCTTATTACGTGAGTTTGATCCTAACTCAAAGTGTGTTCTATACTACCTTTATTTAGTATTAAATGTATGGCATGAGCCCAATGAACGTCTTCCGCTACTACGCACGAAATTTTACTAAACTCTAGTTCTTTTGCGATTTCTAATCTTTGATTGCCTGAATAGGCTATGTAGTCGTAATGTGATTGATAGTTGGAAATCCATTCTTTCTTTACTTGTCGTATAGACATAGTATAATTCCACTCATTATTATCTAAAAGAATGATAGGAGTGTCCATACCATCACTTAGTATAGAATATTTCAACTCCCTGTGTCCTTTAATCTGAGGACGTTTGCCAACTAAACAAAAAATTTTTGAGAGTGGTATGTAGTTGGAAATAAACCCTCTAGTCTCTAACTTATTATTAACAAAAAGGTGAGCCTCTAGTTTATTAATTCTGCTTTTCACGAAAGTAAACAATCATACATGATTTAATTCCTTTAGTTATAGTTGTAAGTCTTTTCGGGTATCGTGAAGGGTAGATAATTCCAGTATATTTTTCTCTAGTCCACTGCCCCATTTCATTCTCACCTTCAAATTGCAAATCACCACCTTCATAATCTTCCGAGTCGGAAAGATTAACAAGTAGTGTTAATAGTCTGTGAGTTCCTACACTCCCGTCGTTGTGCCAATCGTGATAATTTCGTTGTTTGTAGGTAATGACCTGTACGGGCTCTGGTATTAACTCTCCTATTTTAATAGTATTTCCGCTACTATCAAAAGGTGCGAAAAACCATTTATAAGTATCTATTAAATTTATTAGCCAAGTTTTAGTTGGATCTTCTACCTCATTAAATCCATTTAATACAGACCTAATATAATCAGTATTATCATAGTCTATATATCTAACCTCAGCTTTAGATAAATTCTTTTTAGTAATTCTATCTCTTGCAACCCATCTATCGTGTTTTGGTATAGACCTTAGAGTTTCGTTTATCTGAGATTTCAATCTATGAGATAAGACTCCTTCTAAGGCTATCCAATTTTTAGAGAAATGAACCATTATGTGATCAAGCGATCTCTAATGAAACATAGTATGACGAGTAATCCACAAGTTGTGGCTAAAAACCAAGCAAACATCTGCCACTCGTCCTCTCCCATTGCGCGTATATAAGAAACTGAATCGTTCCACGCATTTTTTATCTTCTGTGTAAATTTATTCATAGTAACCTTTCCTATGTTTAGTTTTACGAGTGTATTTTGTTTTATCTGGTTGAACAGAGTGTATATTAAACTTGTGCATATATTTTGCTACAAAATTCCTTAATACATTCTCTTTTTCCCAAATCGAACTGGGTCTAGCTCTCTTTCTTTTCTTCGCCATCTCAACTCTCCTGCCATTTTAGTTTTTCGTCTCTTCTGAGCAGGTTTCTCATAATGCATTCGTTCCCTAAACTCTTGGAGTATTCCAGACTTATTAACTTTTCGCTTAAATTTCCGAAGTGCGAAGTCAAAGTTCCTGTTCCCAACTGATACTTTAGGCATCTAGTTAACTCCTTCTCACAGTATTAAAACTCCAACCTTTCTTGCGGAGTCTTTTGACTCTAGATTGAATTGCAGGTTCAGTTCTTCCCTCAAAAATCATTTTAAGTTGCTTCATGGATATCTGTCCATAATACTGTTTCAATAAGTTATCTTCTTGGTCGTCCCAAGGCTTTTTAACTGCTTTCTTACCTTTTCTTTTCAATTCTAATTCTCCAGTCTATTTTTCCATTTATACTATATTGTATCAAAAATTGGGTTTGATGTCAAGAACTTTTTATAAGTTGGTTAAAATTAATTCTTGACAAGAAGCCTATATTTTGTTATAATAATATAATGAAAAAATGGAAAAATAGATGGATATAAACTTAATTCTATTAATATCTTTGCTGGTTTTCGGTGTTTCTTTTACTTCGTGGAACTTAGGGATTAAAGAAGGTATCAAGAGAACAGTAGACTTTATAGATGAAAATAAACTTATTGACTTTGATGAGTATGAAAAAAATGATACTTGACAAGCACTGTATTTTTTGTTATAATATCCATATAAGAAATTAGAGTTGGCACTCGTTAAAATGCCCCTCTTGTATCCAGAGCCTACATACCTAGTAGGCGGGTGGGATAAAGGAAAACTCAGTCTTTGGTCGCACAGATTTGAAGGTCTTTATACTGAGTTATTGGGAAATTTGGAGCAGGAGATTTTAGCCCATACCGAAAGGGTGGAACATTAATGTCCCGAAAGGGCAGTAAAAAGGAGAAGAAAATGGTTGGATTACGAACCTTCGGCGGATTAGCCGACTTTGAAAACTTCTGGCTAGGATATGACCGATTTAATCGTCAATTTACTAGAGAAGTTTTACCTTATGCGGAGGTAAATTACCCTCGCTATAATATAGCCAAAGAAGCAGATAACTACACAATAGAGGTAGGGCTTCCAGGCTGGAATAAGAAAGACCTCGAGGTAGTTCTTAAAGAAAATATCCTCACTATTGAGGGTAAAAAGCAAGAAACTAGCAGCGAATATATACATCGCGGAGTTAGTGGTAAGGCTTTCAAAAGAACCTTCACCTTGCAAGAAGATTTAATCGTGCAAGATGTAAGGTTTGAGAATGGAATGTTAGAAATCCTTATAATGACTATCGTTCCAGACGAAAGAAAACCAAAAACCTTTGAAATAAAAGGTTAATTTTACAAGGGTGAAAGTGGTCGACTTAGTGCGAAATTCTTTCACCCTTTTAATAAAGATACAGGAAATCCATGAATCAAGCAATCGAAAAACAAAACCGCCTAAAAACCTTCTATAAACGAGGTTTCTGGCTTTGTTTTACCTATTTTTTGATTGATATTTTACTATGATGTCAGTGTTTGGAAAAAAAGATAGTGGTGAAGAACCAAGATATAAAGTATATAATCTAAAACCAACACCAGAAGAAGTAGAAAAACAACAACGAGTGGACGACTTGTATAAAGTATTGTTCTGGGTGTTCTTTTTATACACCTTAGTTGATACAGTATTTTCATTATTTTAGGAGATTAAAATGAAAAAAGTTATTACAGCACTAACAGTGTTATTTATTTTACTACAAGCTAGCTTTATTGCATACGCTGAAGATGGTTTTAGCGGTCAAACTGGAGTAAGATCAAACTATATGTGGAGAGGATATGACCAAAATAGATTCACACCTATGACAGAAATTCAAGCACAGTATGATTACAAAGGTGCTTATGCAGGAGTTTGGGTAGGCGGAGTAGACTCACTAACACATGACGGAAGTGAAGAGTATAATTTCTATGGGGGTTATAATTTTAAACCTTATGGGGATTGGGCTTTTGGAGTTGGAGCAATTCATTATGAATGGTCAGGAGATGTTCTTGATAACGTAACCGAGGGTTTTGCAACTGCAATTTATCGCGATATCGTTGAGTTTGAGTTCTATTTTGATTTAGATGATTCTTTAGATGTGCAAAGATTTTATAATATTAAAGTGCCAGTCTCACAAATTCCTTATGTAGATGTAACATTCGAGTATGGAAAGTGGGAAGATGGATATGATTTTGTAACAATAGGAGTATTTAAATCTTTTGGAGATTGGAATGTCGGATTTAAATTCATGCCTGAAGTAAATGAAGGAAACATAATTGCAGCAGTAAATTATAGTTTTTAATATGCCCAGTCAGAAAAAGAAAAAACAAACGAGAGTTTTCATAAAAATGCAAAGCACAGAGTCTCCACATTATTATACTACAACAACTAATACCAGAAACAATACTGGAAAGTTAAGGTTAAAAAAGTATGATCCTACTTTGAGAAAAGTAGTTTGGTACAAACAAACAAAAAAATTAAAATAATGCAATATATTTACATATTAATAGTATTAGGGGGATTAGCAGGTGGCGCATATACGTGGTACACAGATACAATGGAACGATACGAAGTACTCGCTTCAGAGAAGGCTGCGCTCGATCTCAAAAATCAGCAACAAGAAGCTGCGTTTAAAGCTCTTACAGAGTCTTATGAAAAGCAAAGAATGGCAAACGATGCTCTTACAAGAAAGAACCAAGAAATCCAACAAGAAACACAAGCATATCTCCAAATTTTTAAGAAACATGATCTCACTAAATTGGCTAGAGCAAAGCCTGGGCTCATCGAAACTAGAGCGAATAATGCAACAGATAAAATTTTTAAGGTAATAGAAGATGAAACAGAACCTCAAGATTACAACCCTACCCCTGATACTGATACTACTAATTAGTAGTTGTTCAATGGGTGGGCGAAGAGCCGCACCAAATCCCGTAGAGATTATTACGGAACCAATACAAATTGAAATATATCACCCACCTTTGCCAAAATCTATTCAGTTAGAAAGACCTGATTGGTTTGTTGTGAGTGAGAAAAATATAGATGAATTTTTAGCAAGACTTTCAAAGATACAAGGGGTAGAAGAAGTTCCAACATTTTTCGCATTAAGTCCACAAGGATATGAAAAAATGAGTGGAAACCTACAAGAGATGAGAAGATATATACTAGAACAAAAAGAAATAATAGTATATTATAAAACAGTTACAACACCTGATAGTGATAAAGTGAAGGCAGATTCGTCAAGACCTTCAATAGGCTTATACCCAAGAGATAAAGAATGATGGAATGGATTAAAAAATTTCATGAATCATTACATTCTATGAGTATAAAGAATCATATAAAGGCACACTATGCTGATAGTAAAAGACTAGAAAAACTAGAACGTGAAGTTAAGTCCTTAAAAATAGAGCATGATATTTTATATGCAGCCTCTCTAAAAAGGGAGTAATAAAGGAATCCTGAAATGGACTTTATAGATAACTATAATAAACCTATATACAGTATGAAATATATATTTAGTGAAGAAGCTAAGATGCAGGATACGTTGCAATACATAAGAAGCACTTATAGGCAACATTATGCTCATGGCACAAAACAAGCTACTGAGTTTATAGCCGAGGCAGGACATTTAGAAGGGTTTTGCTTAGGTAATATAATTAAGTATGCACAAAGATATGGAAAAAAAGAGGGTGAAAGCAAGAAAGAAAATCTTATGAAGATTGTTCACTATGCCTTGATAGCAATGGAAGATAAAAATGAAAAAGAAAAATTTTGAACTTTTAGCACAATGTATTAAATCAGATCAAGTATCTGCTAAAGCAATTATAGAATATATGAAAGACAATAAGTTTCGAGAGTATTACGAAACAAAATACCTGACCCCAAGAAAACGGGTCGAGCTTTAAAAGCAAAGGGAGAAAAAGTATGGAAATACTTAATAAGTGCATCGCATGGTGCAAAGCTAGAGTTTCGGAAAGAACCTCTTGGGACGGAGTGAGTGTGATAGCAATTAGTGTTGCAATCTTAGTAGCTTCCCCCATAGCAAAGTGGTTAGCCTATGCAGGAATTCTGTATGGAATATACACTTTTGTAAAGGAACAGTAATATGGCTAATGGACACGAATCTTTTCATGGAGACATGAGTCGTAATGAAGTAGAATTAGACTTAAATAAGTTTATGGCTATGGTTCAAGAAATAGGGGAACTAAAAGCAAAGATCATGGAAATGGAGATGGCTTTAGAGCCAGAGAATCCATGGCAAAAATGGATATGGTTATCTAACATGGTAGACGCATGGAGAATATTCCCTAGAGCGTTCTTAAGTATCTATATGTTCTTATTGTATTATTGTACGATATGGTTTATGGAACTACCAGAGCCAACACTAGAACAGTCTGGTTTAGTTAGTATCATAGTAGGTGCAGGAGCAGCTTGGTTCGGTTTATATGCTGGTACTGCGAAAGATAAAATTAACAGTAAAGGATAGAATAATGGATAAGCAACAAATACTATACAGTATAATATCTCGTCAGTTAGGAATACCTGAAGGGGATATTAGTTTAGATTCTAATTTTATGGACGATTTAGGTGCAGATTCTTTAGACACAATAGAAATAGTTTTATGTTTAGAAGAGGAATTTAATATAGAAATTCCAGAATTTGAAATAGAACAAATGTTTACAGTTAAATCTGTTCTAAATTATCTAAAATCATTAAGATAAATTATAACGTGAGGGCAATATACTTTGCCCTCCCACAAACAAGGAAAAAAAGATGTTAGTATTATATACAGAAAAACAACTAGAAAAAGCATACAAAGCATTCTTAAAGGACTATGAGGGAGTAATAGCTCCAGATCTAGAAACTTTCAGAATAATGTATGAAGCTAGTAAAGAACTGCGAAACGAAGATTATGAAGTAGTTTTTGAACCAGAAGAAGAACTCATAGAGAGTTGTGAAGGAACTCCCGCAAGTTTTATACCAAAAAATGTGAGTATTCACTAATGGTGATAAAGAAAAAAGCACACGAAAAATTAAACGACACAAACTTACAAAGAGTAGCAGAAGCTCTTAGTTCAAGTAAACCTATAACTAAAAAAGCAGCTTGCGAAATGCTGAATATTAGTTATAATACGACTAGACTTGCTAAGATATTACGAAACTACGAAGAAGAGAAAGAGTGGAGAAGGTCTCGAATGGATAAAAACAGAGGTAAACCTGCCTCTGAAGATGAAATACAAACCATAATTTTAGACTATTTAATGGGACTCCCTATAACTGATATTGCTAAAAGTTTGTATCGTTCTACTCCTTTCGTATCAAATGTTATAAATAGAGTGGGAGTGCCCGCTCGAATTGCACAAGGGGAAACCTTTATACCACCAGACGAGTGTGTAAAAGAAGAGTTTGAAATTGGAGAATGGGTATGGTTTAATAAAAATCACCCAGATACAAAAGGCGGAAAAGCGGGAATGATAGTAAAAGATATTACTTCTAGCGCTAAAAGAGCTCAACAACAAGGATGTAAGGCTTATAAAATACATTATTGGGTGCCGATAGAATGGAAAGAAGGTATGTGGGTTCCATGGTGGTCTGGCATTAGAAGGTTTAAAGGTTGGACTACAGCCCTTTCTTATGATCTAGCATCAATACAACATCTAGTAGATGAGTATGATTTAGATGTAAATAATTTATGAATAAAAATAATACAGAAAATAGTCAAATTTTAAAAACTATTAAAATTAATACAACACTTATAGATAAACTTGTAGAAGAAAATATAAGATTAAGGAAAAGATTATATGAAAAAGGAAAAAATAAGTAAAAAGATTTATAGAGTTATTAAAGTTTATTCAAAATTAATATGGATATACTTTAAGATTTTTCTTAGTTATCTTAAAAGATTTGGTATATTTATATTATCCTTATTTGAAAAACATCAAAGACTCACTATAAGATATAATCAGTATGATAGAGAAGGCGAAATTATTGATGTATTAGTAAGAAAGTGGGAATTAAGAAAATGGTACAAACGCACACCTAAACACATGAAGTTTAAGATAATGAATGGTAATAAAGTAGAGTTAAAAACTGATAAACCTATGGACTATACATTAGAGGATATATGATGGCAGAAGGTTTGATGTATTATCTAGCATTTGCATTAGGAGGGGGTGTTACTTCTACCTTAGCATTATATCTCCCTGCCATGCGAATAATACGAGAAGAGTTTCCAGAAAGTATGGCAACGAGACATAATTTTATGGCAGGGATATGGTTCTTTGGGTTTGCTACAGTGCTTGCGCCTGCAATGATTGTTTGTTTATATTTTGATGACGCATTTATCGAATCATTTATCAATGCAGTTTTAAAAATAGATCAAAAAAATAATTCTTGACATTATTCTCAAATTTTGTTATTATAGAATAATGAAAATAAATTTAGGAAAGAGAGGAAAAATCAAATGTTTGAAAGTAGTAGGAGATTAGGTTATAATAAACCTATTGAATATTCACCTGATAGTAATGGTGCATTAGAGGCAATAAGAGATTTAAATTATGAAATGAGAAACCCTTATAATGACGGATTTACTCAATCACATATGAAGCAAAGTTTATTAAAACTCAAAGCAGCAGTAAATAAGGCTTTAGTAGATGCTCCTCGATTCACAGGAGAAGATGATGATTAACAAAAAAGAACTTATTGCAGCAATTAAAGTATTAAGAAAAGAAGTAGAAATACTAACATCAAGACTTGAACCCCAAGATACAGGGCATTTACACACAGCAATTAATGTAATTAATTCTCGTATTGATGAAATGATACTGCAGGCAAGTAATGGCTAGAGTGGCGGAGCAAGAGGCAAGACTTAATTATTTAAGTGGTTTAATTCATGACCAAATTGAACCAAAAATTGTAGAAGAATATACTACATTGAAGGCTTGGGGTTTAAATAAACCAATGATGTCAGTAGAAGAGCATAAAAAAGAAATTTATGAAATGAACACTCAACTATACAAGGCATACAAGAGAATAAAAGAATTAGTGGAACAAGTGGAAAGATTAAAGAGTGGGGGATAGGTTTTATTTAGAACAAAGAGCTAAAACAGGCTACTGTATTGGCTCTTCAATTAGGAGAAAAAGAATGGCATGGGATGAAGATAAAAAGCAGTCTGCAATCGATATGTATACGGGCGAAGAAGCTACTCCAGAAACGAGTATGGAAATCGTTAAGGTTATAGCTGAAGAATTAGGTGAATCACCAAATGGTGTAAGAATGATTCTTACTAGAGCTGGCGTATATGTTAAGAAAAACCCTTCTAAAAGTAATAGTTCAGGAACGACTGGTGGAGGCAGGCTAAGTAAAGCTGCTTGTCATCAGATGTTAGTTGAAGCTGTTACGGCAGTAGGTGGAAGTCTTGATATGAATATCATTGACAAGATTTCAGGCAAAGCAGCTAAGCATATAGCCGAACAAATATCAAATTAAATAAAGCGTAGGTATTTTAATACCTACGTCTTTTTGCACCCAAAATTAAGACCTAAAAATTTAGGATCAAAAATAACTGGTACAACCCTTAAATCCCAGCAGATTTTAAGAAGGAAAAGTTAGTGACACCATAGTTTAATATACATTAAATTTAAGGTGTTCAAGTGGACAAAGAAAAATTTAAGGAGAGAGTGACAGAATGTGGAGATGCTGTAATTACTTATCGTAGTACAAACTCACGAAAGTTAAAATACAATGTTTGCACTCTGGATTTCACTACTCCTCACATACAAAGAAAGCACAATCGTGCTAAAGAGAGTAAAGAAACAGTTCTACTGTTTTGTTGGGATACAGATTCCTATAGACTTTTGCGTCCTGCAAATGTAACAAGCATTGTCCCTTTGAACGCTATATTAAAAAACAAAGGTAGAGACGAATGGTAGATATATGGCAAGAACCTGAAATATACTCACGAATTATTCATGAAAAAGAAAACGGATTAGAACAAGTTCGTTTAACAATAAATACATTTAGAGATATAGAGTATATACATTTAAGAAAGTATTACTTAGATTTTGAAGAAGAGTGGAAACCTTCAAAAGAAGGGATAGCTATGCCTTTAGATCTCACAAATTCCTACGAATTATTCGCAGCACTAGTAGAAATCTTATCTCTTGCAGAAAGCAAGGAGATGATACACAAACATTTTGGAAAACTTATAACCGAAGTTTATAATAGTTCTTGACTTTCCCCTTAACTTTTTGTATAATATGTATATAAAATGAAAAAAAGGGAGTGAGCGTGAGCATTAAAAATCTACTAGAAAGAGCAAGTAAAGCATATTATGAGGGTAATCCAATTATGGAGGACTTTCAGTTTGATGAATTAGCTCATCAGTATAATTGGAATCAAGTTGGTTATTCCCCTACGGGTAAAGTATTCCATAAGAAACGCTTACGAAGTTTACAAAAAGTTTTCGCAGGAAGCGGAAAAAATCCTTTAAACTCTTATCCCAATTCAGAAATTATAGAGACTCCAAAATTAGATGGAGCTTGTATTAGTTTACTTTATAAAGAAGGTTTGCTAGTTCAAGCTCTAACAAGAGGAGATGGTATCGAAGGAGTAGATATCACAGATAAAATATTTAATTCAAAATTAGTATCCGAACTCCTGTCCAACGTTTGTGTTGAGTGGGTGTATTCTTGGATACAGGTCACGGGAGAAGTCGTTGCTCCCAAAAACATACCTAATTCCAGAAATTATGCTGCAGGTGCTTTAAACCTAAAGGATAATAAGGAATTTGACTCCCGTGATCTTTCTTTTATAGCATACGATTTTCAATGTGAAATAGAAACAGAAGGAGAATATATGGAAATATATGGAAACCGCAGTAAGTTATACGAAGATGATATGTATGTATTAGGTGTTTTTGGGTTTGATGTAATAACAGATTCAGAGTGGGAAGAATTTCCACATGATGGTCGAGTATTCAGGCTTAATGATAATAAAGAATTTACAAAGCTGGGTTACACTTCACACCATCCTCGTGGAGCTTACGCACTCAAAGAACAACAAGAAATTCAACAAACAATTCTAAAGGACGTAATTTGGCAGGTTGGAAAAAGCGGTCAGGTATCGCCAGTAGCCATACTAGAACCAGTCAAAATTGGGGGAGCGACAGTAAGTCGTGCAACCTTACATAATATCGCATATATTGAAGATTTAGGATTAGAAATTGGATCTCGGGTTAAAATAATTAGATCAGGAGAAATTATTCCTAGAATTGTAGGAGTTATTGAAAAATAATTCTTGACAATCGCGGTCTGATTTGATATAATATATAAATAGTGAGAGAAATAGAATAAATGTCAAGCACAACAATTTTACCACCAAAAAACTGTCCTAGTTGTAGTTCTACATTAGAATGGATAGGCGATCAGCTCTTTTGTATGAGTAAAACTTGCCCAGCTAAAAGCACGAAATTGGTTGAACATTTTTCTAAGACTCTAAAAATTAAAGGTCTTGGACCTATGACAGTTAAGAAATTATCCCTAGATAGTATCAATAAGATTTATGAACTAGATTATGACTATGTAGAGAACTGTTTGGGCTCTAGTAAATTAGCTAAGAAATTAGTTGATGAGATAGAAAAAAGTAAGAACGCAGACTTACAAACTCTATTACCAGCGTTTTCTATCCCACTTTTTGGCAGATCAGCTTCCGAAAAATTATGTGGGACAGTTTCAGATATTTCTGAGATAACAGCTGACTCATGTAAGAGAGCAGGATTAGGTCAAAAAGTTACGGATAATTTAATACAATGGCTCAAGAGCTTCAATCAGTATCAAACTTTGCCTTTTAGTTGGAAAACGAAACCTTCAAAATGGGTTAGTAAAGAAAAAACAAAAGGCATTGTTTGTATATCTGGCAAACTAAACTCCTATAAGACTAAAGCTATCGCTAAAGAAATTTTAGAAGCGAACGGTTATATAGTAAATAGTAGTTTAACAAAAAATGTTTCGATTTTAGTTAATGAGAGTGGGATAAACTCTGCAAAAACTAAAAAGGCGGAACAAAACAACATAACAATAGTAAATAATATTAACGATTTAATCACAGGAGAAAATCATGGGTGTACCTAAGTGGACAGACGAGCGTACTGATACGCTAACAAACTTTGTAGGGAATGAAAGCCCTATAAGCCAAGCAACTGTAGCAGAAGCAGCAGATGAACTTGGCACTAGCCCTCGTTCAGTTTCTTCTAAATTGAGAAAAATGGGATTTGATGTCGAATTGGCATCTAGTGTCTCAACAAAAACTTTCTCAGATGAAGAAGAAGCAACACTTTCCGAGTTCGTAACTGGGAATAGTGGGCAATATACTTACGCTGAAATCGCAGCAGCTTTTGCTGATGGACATTATACAGCTAAGTCAATTCAAGGTAAGATTCTTTCTATGGAACTTACTGGACACGTCAAGCCTACTGAGAAACCTGCAAGCGTTAGAACATACTCACCAGACGAAGAGTCAACCTTCCTAGGAATGGTTGCAGATGGTGCGTTTGTTGAAGAAATCGCAGCAGCTCTCAATAGACCTATCAATTCTATTCGTGGTAAAGCACTTTCTTTCTTAAGAACTGGCGAAATTAATGCTATTCCTAAACAAAAGGAAAGCCAAGCCGCTTCTAAAGTAGATGCTTTAACTGAACTTGGTGATATTAGCGACATGAATGTTGCTGACATTGCTGATGAAATTGGTAAAACTGAACGTGGTGTTAAAACTATGCTAACCAGACGCGGACTTACCGCAGCTGATTATGATGGTGCAGCACGCAAAGAAAGAGTAGCTAGCTAAGCTATTCATTCATCATTGAAATCTAGAGAGATTCGTCTCTCTAGAATTTCTTTGACTAAATCTGGGAGAAAAATTTGAATATTGCGTCTGCATTAATCAATAAAATAATAATAGAGCAAGACACAGAGACTTGGGGTAACCTGCAGCAGCATTACTTACCCCCAGATTATCAAGCTGTGCATAGAGCTATTAACAAACATTTTGAGCAATATCTTGCTCTCCCAACTTTTGATGATCTAAAATTAGAACTCAGGGATCAGTCATTAAAAGAAAAAATTTACGCAATAGAATCCCTAGAAGTGGACTCAAATCCATATCAACTATTAGAATACCTAAAGAACGAATATACTCAGATAGAGATACTTGATGAGATGGACGACTATATTGAAAAATCAGCAGGTATGTCAACTGCTGATGAGAATATAGAATCTATAGAAGGAATAGTAATAAATCTAAGAAATAAAGTAGAAACAGACACAGAAACTATTAGTATGCAGAAGATAAGTGCTTTAGAAACTGAAGAAGAAATAGCAAATTATATACCACTAGGATTGAATGATGAATTTGATCAGAGAATGAGATTTACTAAAACAGATTTAGTATTACTTGGTGGACGCAGAGGTAGTGGTAAATCTCTTACTTGTGCCAATATAGCTTTGAATCAATTTAATATAGGTAGAAGTTCTTTATACTTTACAATAGAAATGACCAAAGAACAAACCTTTAGACGATTAGCAGCCTTAGGAGCAAACATACCATTAAACAGACTAAACAGTAGAATGTTAACCAAAAAAGAATATCAAAAATTAGCCGAATGGCAAGCCGATAGATTTGAAGGTAGTAGTAGTGTTTTGATGGACTTTTATACTCATGCTGATTATGATAAGTTTCAAAGTGATGTTACAAAACTCCCATTAAGAGAAGATAAACAGATGGATATTGTATTCGATACTACACTAACGCTTGCAAAAATTAAAGCAGAAGTAGAGTATAGAATGAATTATCTAGATTTGGGTGTTGTAATAGTTGATTATATTAATCAAGTCAGAAGATCAGCAGCTCCACATAAAAGTGGACAGTATGATTGGACTGAACAAATAGAGATTAGTAAAACTTTAAAACAATATTCTCAAGATTATGGAGTATTGTTCTTTTCTCCATACCAAACAGATAATACAGGAGAAGCAAGATTTGCAAAAGGTATTCTTGATGCAGCAGATGCGGCATATGCTTTAGAGACTTGGGATCCTACTGATAATTGTATTAGTTTTATCTGTAAGAAAATGAGAAACGGTCCAATGGAAAGTTTTACTAGTGAAATGGATTGGAGCACATTAAAAGTTGGACCAAAGAGTGCTTTAAACCCTAAAGAAAGATCAGAAATGCAAACAAAAATGAATGAGGAGGTTCATGAGTTATGAAATTAATAGTTAAAAGAATAAAGAAAGGTATGCACGGTTTATTTGCAGACGAACCAATAAACAAGGGTAATATAATCCTTATACTAAAAGGTACGACTCTGCCGATATCAACCAAAACTTCTATAAGAATAAGGAGTAAAAATATCGAGCACTATGAGGGCGGTTATATGAACCATCATTGTAATCCTAGTGCAAAAATAATAGTAATCGATGATTGTCTAGAAGGTATTGTAGTTGCAGAACGAGACATTCTTGAAGGAGAAGAAGTCACGTTTGATTATAATACTACAGAGCCAATATTATCACACCCATTTCAGTGCGATTGTCACGGAAGATGGATAAAGGGGTTTACACACTTATGAAAGTAATTAGTTATTTTACTCCAAATTATAGTGTAATAGTTCCAAACTATGTGGAATCTATGGACAAATATAATGTGAGTTATAGAATTGAAGAATACCCTAGTAGAGATACTTGGGAAGAAAACTGTGCAATTAAACCAGAGTTTATTGAGTCAATGTTAAATGAAGAAGAAGATGATTTATTTTATTGTGACGTTGATGCAGAATTTGTAAGAATACCAAATTGGGAAGAATTTAAAGGAAAAAATCAAATGGGATTTTGTGTAGCACAATTACATCCACCTAAATGGGAGTTAATGTCTGCAGCTATGTATCTTCCTAATAATGATAGTACAAAAGAAATTATTGGAAAATGGAAAGAGCATCAACTAGATAATCCTACAGTATGGGATCAAATCACTTTAGCAGAAACACTAAATAAATACTGTCAAAGGTGTTGGTTTCAAATGAACTTAAAGTATTGTGCTATTGATTTTTTAAATATAGTAAATCCAGTCATACTACAGAAACAGGCATCAAGAAATCGTGAATAATTTTTTAGAACAATTTTTTAAGTACTTAACTTATACTATACTTTTTATGATACTTGCACCTGTATTTTTAGCTATTCTTACTATAGCAGTATCTTTAATATTATGAACGTAGAAGAATTAATACAGAAAAAGAAGTTAGGATACCTGCAACAAGGTGGAGATTTTGTCATACATTGTTTAAATCCAGATCATGATGATAGTAATCCTTCTATGAGAATTGATAAAATTACTGGAATATTTCATTGTTTTTCTTGTGGATATAAAGGAAATATATTTAAGTATTTTGATACACCAGTATCATTTCTAGAACAGAAAAGAGCTAGAATGAAACAAAAGATTAGTGATAAACTGGTTGAAAATGTGGGACTAGAAATGCCTAAAAACTTCCTGCTTTACAAGGGGAATTTTAGAGGTATAAAACCTGAAACATATATTAAATATGGAGCATTTACACATCATGAACCACAATATGTTGGAAGGGTAGTCTTTCCAATTAAGGATATTACAGGCAGAATAACGGCTTTTATAGGTAGACATATGGATAGTACAGTTGTCCCTAAGTATATGATATTCCCACCTAAAGCTAAAATGCCTTTATTTCCTTCGCATGCCAGACCAATTTTAGGTAGGGTAGTATTAGTTGAAGGAATTTTTGACGCAATTAATCTTTTAGATAAAGGATTACCTAATGCGATGTGTTGTTTTGGAACTAGAACTATAGATATTTATAAATTATCTATACTAAAAGTTCAAGGAGTAAGTGGAGTAGATATTCTTTTCGATGGGGATACAGCAGGACAAGAGGCAGCAGAGAATGTAGCAGAACTCTGCGATCAAGTAGAATTATTATCAGAAGTAGTGAGAATGGATCAAGGATTAGATCCTGGCGCACTACCTGAAAACCGAGTAACAAATTTAAAGGAGTGGTTATATGGAGAACCAGACAAGAGTAGCATTAATTGATAAAGCACCAAACAGAACAGATTACGTAAGACATTTTAACAATGAATTTGAGTTCGATCATTACCATCTTTGCTCAGAGCAAAAAAAGAAGGTATTAAAACGTGATGTAGATATTGAAATAGATTTAGATACCTATGATTGGATTATTCTAGTAGGATCAGAATCATTACTATTTTTTACAAACGAAAGATCAATAACGGAGCATAGTGGGCGTTTAATAGATAACAAATTTCTCCCAGTTATAAACCCTGCTATGCTTACGTTTAAGCCTGAAGCTAGACGAACATGGGACGAATCAGTAGAAAATATAGTTAAGTATATAAAAGGTGAACTAAAACCTGTGGAATATTCTACAGATAATTTTAAGGGAATAACTGATAAAGATGAGGCAATAGAATTTATACAAAAGGCTATACAGTCTAGTTCAGAATATATTGCTTGCGATACTGAAACAACGGGATTATTTCCTCGAGACGGATATATTCTTGGTATTAGTTTATCTTATAGAGAAGATGAAGGAGTATATATTCTAACAGATATTATAGATTCTACAGTAGAACTACTATTACAAGACTTATTTACTGAGAAAATAGTAGTATTTCATAATGCAAAATTTGATATAGCTATGCTAGAGTATCATTTCAATTTTACATTTCCTAGAGTAGAAGATACTATGTTATTGCATTATTTATTGAATGAGAACCCAGGAACTCATGGTTTAAAACAATTAGCATTAAGACATACAAAATATGGTAATTATGAAAAACCTTTAACAGACTATATAGCTAATTATTGTAAAAAGAATAGAGTATTAAAATCACAATTTAGTTGGGAAATGATACCATTTGATATTATGCAAGTATATTCAGCTATGGACGCTGTAGTAACGCTTATAATCTTTCACAAAATGAAAGAAGCAATAGCAAAAAACCCAAAACTAGAAAGAGTTTACGATCAAATACTCATTCCAGGTATGTTATTCTTAAAAGATATTCAGGATATAGGAGTTCCATTTGACAGAAAAAGATTAGAGTTATCACAAAATTTAATGGAAAAAGAAATAGAAGAAGCAATAAATAGTCTTTATGATTTTAAAGAGATTAAAATCTTTGAAAAAGGACAAGGGAAAGAATTTAATCCAAATAGTACAGTACAATTACGAAGTCTTTTATTCGATTATATTGGTTTAAAACCTACAGGTAAAAAAACTGGTACAGGTGCTCATAGTACTGATGCGGAAGTTTTAGGAGCGTTGGCTTTAAAACATGATGTGCCACAATTAATACTTAATATTAGACAAAAATCAAAAATTAAAAATACTTATCTTGATAAAATCATTCCTCAATTAGATAGAGATATGAGATTAAGAACTAACTTTAATTTACATAGTACAACTTCTGGCAGACTATCTTCTAGTGGTAAACTTAATATGCAACAAATTCCAAGAGACAATCCAATTATTAAAGGTTGTATAAAAGCTAAAGAAGGGAATAAGATAGTAGCTATGGACTTAACCACAGCAGAAGTATATGTTGCCGCAGCCTTATCAGATGATAAAAATCTACAACAAATATTTAGAACAGGAGGAAACTTTCATAGTTCTATTGCTAAATTAGTATTTAAACTACCTTGTAAAGTAGAAGAAGTATCAGAACATTATAAATTAGAAAGACAAGCCGCTAAAGCTGTTACTTTTGGAATCATGTATGGGGCAGGAGCTCATAAAATATCTCAACAAGTAACAAAAGATAGTGGTTCATATTTTTCAACAAAAGAAGCACAAAGTGTCATTGATGATTATTTCTTTCAATTCAAAAGACTTGCAGATTGGTTAGATCTCTGTAAAGAATTTATTCAAACTAATGCTTTTATTTATTCTACTTTCGGAAGAAAGAGAAGATTAGAAAATGTAAAATCTACAGATAGAGGTATTGCTAGTCATGAAATAAGATCAGGTATTAACTTCTTAGTACAATCTGTAGCTAGTGATATTAATTTATCTGGTGCTATAGATATGCACAATTATATAGAAAAAAATTATTTAAAAAGTAAGATTTTTGCCTTAGTACATGACTCAGTATTGGCAGAAGTTCCAGAACATGAAATAGATCATTATTGTAAAAAATTAAAAGAATTTATGCAAATGGATAGAGGAGTTTATATTTCAGGCTCTCCTATTGGTTGTGAATTTGATATATCGGAGGACTATTCAAATGGGAAATTTGAAGAAAAATACAAAAGACTACTCTAAAGCTAGAGTAGTTTATCATGTTACACCCCTAAATGATATTACTTGGTGGGTAAAATGGGGTAGTAGTTTTTTAATTCTTGGTGCAATTATACTAAGAGCTTTAGATATACTTCATATGGTAGATGTTACTTTATCTTTCTTAGGCTGTAGTGGTTGGATTTTTGTTGGCTTTAAATGGCAAGATAGATCAATAATGTTTTTAAATACAGTAGCTGCTACAATACTATTAATGGGTCTTTTAAAAGAGGTGATGATATGAATAAACTTGATATTCCTTGGCTTTTATTCTGTCTTTTAATTATAATTATAGTATTTAAGGATTTTCATAAAAGACTTTTATGAAATTAGAAGAAATAAATTTTCCAATATATGTAGTCGGAACGGAAGATACAAAAACTGAAGATGGAATTGTCTTTGCAGATAATAAAGTTTTAGACGATACTAATATGAGTGGAGATACATTAGGGGCGAGAAGATTACAGACAAGTCTTCCTAATTTATACCCATTAAGATACATGATAAAATCATTATCAGGATTAGTAATGCATAGAGGCTATATGTATATAGATTCTTTAGGAAAGCTTTTTTCATATACTAAACAAAATTTCTTTCCATTAATATATCATAAAATATTGAATGTGGAAAAGAAAGATATAGTATCTTTACTATGGTTAAAAGATATAAATTTTCCTATAGAAGTAGAAAGACCTCCTGAAGTGGAATATATGTGGGCAGGTATTATATATAAAAATACTCTTCCATGGTTTTTTTATGAGTATTCAACCGAATGGAAAAAAGATACAAGAAGAAAAATATGAAAGCAGTACTAAGTAATAGAATTTATATAGAAGTAAATGATCATCTTGAATCTATAATTGATAAACAACTAACATATAAAATACCTTCATATAAACCGACTGATCCACCTGAAGTTATAAAGAACATGGGATTTGTCAGGAACGGGTTAGTGACTATGCCTATAGGTAGACAAGATTTAATACCTACTAACTATGAGATAGTTGATAAGAGAAAGAAAATTCCAGTAGAATTTCCTCCTTTTAAGTTCGATTTAAGACAGAGCCAAAGTGAAGTTTACAGAGATGTTTATGATAATTGTATAATAAACGCTTGGGTAAGTTGGGGGAAGACTTTTACCGCGTTAGCAATCGCAAGTAAACTTGGACAGAAAACATTAGTAGTAGTGCATACATTAGCTTTAAGATCACAGTGGGTAAGAGAAGTACAAAAGGTCTTTGGAATTGAAACTGGAATTATAGGTAGTGGAAAATTTAATATTGATAGTCCTATTGTAATTGGAAATGTCCAGTCTTTATACCGAAGAATTCCTGACATAATAAATGAATTTGGATTATTAATTCTAGATGAAATGCATCATGTTAGTAGTCCTACTTTTGCAAGAGTTGTAGATAAAAGTCGAGCAAGATACAAGATAGGATTATCAGGCACAATAGAAAGAAAAGATGGTAAACATGTAGTTTTCAGAGATTATTTTGGACAAAATGTCATTACTCCCCCAAAAGAAAACTACATGACTCCAACTATAGATATAATTCATACAGAGATTAGATTCTTAGACGGAGCAGCCATTCCCTGGGCTAGAAAGATTAATCAGTTGGCTTATAATGAGGAATACAGACATTCAGTATCATTAATAGCAAGTGCTTACGCAGCTAAAGGACATAAAGTTTTAGTAGTAGCAGACCGAGTTGATTTGCTAAAAACTTGTGCTGAATTGAGTGGAGATAAAGCACTAGTTATTACAGGAGAAGTGCCACATACAGAGAGACCTAAAATGATGAATAGGATATATGATGATAAAGACATCCTTTATGGAACACAGTCTATATTCTCTGAAGGTATTTCTCTTAACTGTTTAAGTTGTTTACTTTTAGCAACTCCAGTTAATAACGAACCTTTATTAACACAGCTAATAGGAAGAATAATAAGGCGGGAAGAAGGTAAGAAGACCCCCGTGGTAATAGATATTAATCTGTTGGGCAAGACTGCCCGCAGACAAGCGAATAATAGGTTAGGATACTATATGAAGCAAGGGTATGACATTAATCACCTTTGAAATTTAGTTCTTGACACCGAGTTAAAATTTTGGTATAATAGTGATACGATTTAATTGGAAAAAGATTTTAGAAGCAACTAAAGGCAAGGAAAATGAAATACTGCTAATAGTGCATTCACTTACTTATAATCTTACACCTAAAAATTATCGTGATCCATTATATAAATATTTTGGAAAAGACTGGTCAGGCTTCAGTTTCTTAGTAAACCCCGAAGCTGTCTTTATAAATAGACCACAGTTCTCTGATCGAGAATGGGTAGAGTATATAGCTATCGCTAGTTATAGAAATTTAAATGCCTATTACGATTCGAGAAAAACAACGATAGACCTTTTACACTTACCAGTGTCTGAGGACGCAATTAACAACAACAGGCTACTGAAGATTGAAGATAACAAAGTACATTTTCGATTTGAAGAAGTCACTTAAAGGAGAAAAACAATGGCTATAAAATTTGGTCAGCTTGAGGGCAAAGCAAAGAAATCAACTATTAATCAATTCACATATAGAGATGGCGACAATGTCGTTCGTATGGTAGGTGATATACTACCTAGATATGTATATTGGGTTAAAGGCGAAAACAACAAAAATATTCCTATGGAATGTTTATCTTTCGACAGAGATTCTGAAACCTTCAACAATATAGAAAAAGACTGGGTAAGAACCTTTTATCCAGATATGAAATGCGGTTGGGCATATGCAATTCAATGTATAGACCCAGGCGATGGACAAGTAAAAGTCCTGAATCTAAAGAAAAAATTGTTAGAGCAGATAATGCTTGCAGCAGAAGATTTAGGCGATCCAACAGATCCTGAAACAGGTTGGGACATACATTTTAAACGAGTAAAGACTGGTCCGATGGCATTTAATGTCGAGTATCAATTACAAGTTTTGAGATGTAAAACAAGATCATTAGACGAAGCTGAAATGGCATCTATTGCCGAACTTCGATCAATGGATGATGTTTTACCTAGACCTACTGTGGAAGCACAAAAGGAACTCTTGGAGAGGATTAGATCTTTAGGAAATGAAACTCCCGATGAAGTCGCAAAGGAATTTAGCAACGGAAATAAAAAACCGTGGTAGACAAAATTCTGTTTACTGCCGACTGGCATTTGAAGCTGGGACAAAGGAATGTCCCAGTTTCGTGGGCTCGGAATAGATTTAGGCTCTTTGTTGAACAAATTAGACAGTTAGAAAATGACGTAGATTTACACATTATTGGAGGAGATTTATTTGATAGAATTCCTTCGATGGTAGAATTAGAGTTATACTTTGAATTTATAAGTGGAGTAAAAATTCCCACATTAATATATGACGGTAATCACGAGGCTACAAGAAAAGGCAAAACGTTTTTTACACAACTAAAAAGTGCAACAACAGAACTAAATCCTTTGGTAGAAATAATTGATTATATCTATAAAGGTGAGCACTTTGGTATACTTCCCTATTGTGAGTTACATAGGAAGTGGCACATTAAACAATTCAATATAAGGCAACCGCTATTTACTCACGTTAGGGGAGCTATACCTCCTCACGTAAGTCCAGAAGTGGACTTAAAAAGATTCGCACACTTTCCAAGAGTGTTCGCGGGCGATCTACACAGTCATTCTAACACACAATTAAACATTGTATATCCTGGTAGTCCAATGGCTACACAATTTCACAGAACTAAAATAGAAACAGGCTACTTGCTAATCGACACAAGCCAGTGGAACTGGAAGTGGCACACCTTCAAATTGCCACAACTGGTGAGAAAGACCATAACCGATCCAAAGGAAATGGTTCCCACATCTTACGATCATACGATTTATGAGATCGAAGGAAATGTGACAGATTTAGCAGGAGTCGAAAATACAGAATTATTGGATAAGAAGATAGTTCGTAGAAAAACTGAGGCAGCGTTAATTCTCACCAACGAAATGTCGATTGAAGATGAATTGATAGAGTATCTCAGTTATATTTTAGAATTAAAAGATGAACAAGTAAAGGAGATTTTAGGGGTATATCATGATTACTCTCGGGACATTGCGATGGGATAATTGCTTTAGTTATAGTACGAACAACCATGTTGACTTAGCTAATAGTAATTTAACACAACTTATAGGCACGAATGGTGTCGGTAAGTCGAGTATTCCTTTGATACTTGAGGAGGTCTTGTACAACAAGAACAGTAAGGGAATCAAAAAAGCAGATATACAGAATAGATATTATAATAAAGGTTATAATATCTCATTGGATTTTAAGGTTGAAAGAGAGCAGTATAAGATAGAAGCTCGTCGCAGTCGTGGTATAATTAAAGTTAGGCTTTTAAAAGATGGAAAGGATATTTCTAGTCATACCGCGACCAATACTTATAAGACTTTAGAAGGTATTTTAGGCTTAGATTTTAAGACTTTTTCGCAACTCGTATATCAAAACACAAACGCAAGTTTACAGTTTTTAACGGCTACAGATGCAAATCGGAAGAAATTTCTAATAGATCTGTTTTCGTTAGATGAATATTTAAAGTTTCATGAGATTTTTAAGAAAGGTGCAAAGACACTTAACCAGGAGTTTATTTCTTTTAATGCAAAGACGGAATCAATACAAAATTGGCTTCATAATAACAAATTAACAGATACTACCATACTACCTATGAAAATTTTGAAAATCGATACGAGTAATGATGAGAAGCGATTAAGGAGTTTATTAATCGATTTTGAAAATATTAATTCCACAAATCGAAAAATCTCAGAAAATGAGATGAAGAAGCATCTGTTAGCAAGTATAAAGATTAAAGATATTGCAGGAATTAAAAAACCTAAACAAATGATTACTGCTGATCTTAGTAGAAAAGTCGGAGAATGCGGTGCACAAATTTCTCAAAGCCAAGACATGATTGACTCGATTAGTGAACTTGGTACAAAATGTCCGACTTGCTCTCAGGAAGTAGATCCTGAATTTGTGCATGAGTTGATAACAAAGAATTTAGATGATGCAAAGTTCATGGCAGAAACGCAGTTAAAATACGAATTAAAAATTGCGAAGATTCAGGCAGAAGTACAAGAGTATGAGGAAGCTGTGCAAAAACGTAATGAGTGGACAGACTTAAAACGCAGTATAGATGATAGTTTAGATAATGAGCCGATTGACGCGGTTTGGCTTCAGGATAACATCGAGAAATTAGAAGAAAAGATAGCGGAAACTCAGAGTGAGATACAAGTGATAATGAAAGAAAATGAGAAACGTGCAGCCAGAAACACCAGAATTCAAGTGATACAAGAACAAACAAAAGAGTTTGAAACTGAACTTAATGGGATACAAGAAAAGCTTTCAAAAATTTCGGCAAAACTCTCAAATTTAGAAATACTTAAACGAGCTTTTAGTACAAGCGGACTTATAGCTTATAAGATTGAGAACCTTGTAAAAGATTTGGAAGACATGACAAACGACTACTTAGCAGAACTTAGCGATGGTCGTTTTAGTATAAACTTTGTTGTGAATAACGACAAATTAAATGTAGAAATAACAGATAATGGAAAGACGGTCGCAATTACCGCACTTTCCAGCGGTGAGTTGACGCGAGTTAATACTGCGACACTAATTGCAATTCGGAAACTAATGAGTAGTATTTCGAAGAGTCGTATCAATGTATTGTTTTTAGATGAAGTCATCAATGTATTAGACGAGGCGGGTAGGGAGAAGCTCGTTGAGATTTTACTAAAAGAAGAAGAACTAAATACATACGTAGTATCACATGGCTGGACTCACCCCCTGTTAGACAAGATTGAAGTAATCAAAGAGAATAATATATCGAGACTAGAATGATAAAAATACGAAAAATATGGGATATAATACCTATACCTATTATAATAACGGATCTATTACCAAAGAAGTTTGGTGGAGGTACATTAATTTGTATAGTCCTCATTAGACCAAAACACAAAGACAATGAAGGACTGATACAGCATGAATTAACTCATGTAAAACAAAATCTGAGAACTTTATTGTTTTCAGGATTTAAACAGAACTGGAGTAAGCAACACAGACTAGATAGAGAGTGCGAAGCCTATGCAGTTCAACTTAAATACTCACCTACTCGTAAGGATTTATATATTGACTTTATGTATAATAAGTATAATCTTGGAATGTCAAGAGAAAGAATTGAAGGAAACTTCAATAAATGGATTAGGAGAATCGGATGAAAAAAATAATTATAACACTTTTAGTGATGTTTGCATTGTTACAAACAAGTTTTGTTGTACATGCTGAAGATGGTTTTAGTGGTTTTAGTGGAGTAAGATCAAATTATATGTGGCGAGGCTATGATCAAAATAGATTCTCACCTATAGGAGAGATTCAAATACAGTATGACTATAAAGGTGGTTATGCAGGAGTTTGGGCAGGAGATGTAAACTCATTAACACATGATGCAGATACAGAGTATAATTTCTATGGAGGTTACAACTTTGAACCTGTTGGAGCTTGGGATATTGGAGTTGGAGCAATTCATTATGAATGGTCAGGAAATATTCTTAGTAATGTAACAGAAGGCTTTGTAACTGCAAAATACCTTGATTTATTTACAGTTGAGCTTTATTTTGATCTTGATAACTATTTAGATGTAGAGAGATTTCTTGATATTAAAATAGCTGTCCCTCAAATTCCTTATGTAGATGTAACAATCGAATATGGAAGATGGGAAAGTGGATATGATTTTACAGCAATAAACGCATCCAAAACCTTTGGGGATTGGAATATTGGACTACAAATCTTAGATGGTGCTAGAAAAGGACATTTCTGGGATAATGCAATCGTACAAGTAAATTATAGTTTTTAAAGGAGAAATTAAATGGAATTAGCATACTCATTAAACACATTATACTTTTTGTTATCTGGCGTACTCGTTATGTGGATGGCAGCTGGTTTTACAATGCTAGAAGCAGGGTCAGTTAGAAGTAAAAATGTAATCGAGATACTGCTAAAGAACGTAGCATTATATAGTGTAGCATCTTTAGGATTTTTATTAGGCGGCTATAGCCTCATGTATGGTTGGAGTGATATAGCAACACACTCTATATACTCTGATTTCTTCTTTCAAGTTGTATTTGCAGCAACTGCTATGTCAGTTGTATCAGGTGCAGTTGCGGAAAGAAAGAAACTATGGACATTTCTATTATTCGCAGCTCTATTTACAACACTCATATACCCAATACAGGGCGCATGGAGTTGGGGTGGAGGCTGGTTAAGTGAAAGAGGGTTTTTTGACTTTGCTGGTTCTGGTATCGTACATATGGCGGGAGCTGCCGCAGCATTAGCGGGTGTATTAATACTTGGACCTCGTAAAGGTAAATACTTACCAGATGGAACACCAAGACCAATACATGGTTCTAATGCACCTTTAGTTGCTCTAGGAACACTTATCTTATGGATGGGTTGGTTTGGCTTTAATGGTGGTTCACAGTTAGCAATAGACGGTATAGTAAATGCTGATGCAGTAGCAAAAATATTTGTGAATACAAATACAGCGGCTGCAGCAGGACTAATTGCAGCAATGATTTTAAGTAAATTATGGTTAGGTAAAACTGCCTTAAATGCTACAACAAACGGTGCTCTTGCTGGACTAGTAGTTATTACTGCTGATCCTTTAACGCCTTCTCCAATTATGGCTATGGTATATGGAGGATTGGGTGGACTACTAATTCCATTTACAATGAGTTATATTGAAAAGTTAGGAATTGATGATCCAGTTGGAGCTATTAGTGTACATGGTATTGCAGGTATATTAGGACTTATGCTAGTACCAATACTAAATACAAGTGCTAGTTTCTTAGAACAAGCAATAGGAATAGCTTCAATATTCGGTTTTGTATTTGGCAGTTCATATGTACTATGGTTTTTATTAGATAAAACAGTAGGTATTAGAGTTGGTGAACAAGAAGAAGTTGGTGGTTCTGATATGTGGGAAGCAGGTGCTAAAGCATATCCTTACTTTATGAAAGGACACGGAGAAGAAGAATGAAAGAATGGTGGAACAGAATTATGCATAAAAAATTCCATATAGGTTGGGTATTTCTTGTACTAGGTATAGGATTAGCCTTGTCTATAACATTGTTATATAAAGCAATAACATGAAACTAGAAGAATATTTATTAGTAAGACTTGAAAGAGCTCAAGTTGATTTAAAAGGGATAAGACCTCAACACTCCGCAACTGGTCTTTATATAAATGCTGATGACATCAAAAGATGGCTTAAAGAATTTAAAATATTAGAAAGAATGGAAAGACAACAGGAGTTTGGAATAGAATGAAATTTATAGATGTAGGAGTACAAGAACACAATAATAATTTATTAATAGTTGATGGATTAAATGTTGCGTTTAGGTGGAGATATAAAAAAATTCCATACTATACAAACGATTATGTAAGAACAGTAGAAAGTTTAGCAAAGTCGTATGACTGTGGTAATATTATAATTTTAGCTGATGGTGGAAGTTATTACAGAAAAAATCTATATCCAGATTATAAAGCAAATCGAAAAGATAGATATAAAGATCAGACAGAAACAGAGAAAAAAGAATTTAAACAATTCTTAGCTGAGTTCGCAAATGCCTTTAAAAGATTACAAAATAAAGGACATTTAATTTTAAAACAGCGAGGACTTGAAGCGGATGATTTAGCCGCTTGGATAGTAGGAAAACGAAAAGAATTTGGAGTCGGTAATACATGGTTAATATCTTCGGATAAAGATTGGGATTTATTAATTGATGATGATGTTTCTCGTTTTTCTACTGTAACTAGAAAAGAAGTAACAGTAAGTAATTGGGACGAACATTATAAATTTGATAAAGAGATGTTTTTAACTTTTAAATGTTTAGCTGGTGATGTAGGAGATAATATACCCGGAATTAAAGGTATCGGACCGAAAAGAGCTCAACAACTAATAGAAGAATACGGTGATCTATTTGACATATATAATTCATGTCCTATAGATAGTAAGTACAAACACGTACAAGAATTAAACGAAAACGCAGATAGATTATTACTTAATGCAGAATTAATGGATTTAGAAAGTTATTCAGAACAAGCAATAATAGAAGCAAATATGGACTTAAAGGATTTATCCTCAAAAATTAAAGAGCATTTAAATGGGAGCAGTTAGTACTAGAGCGCAGGTTATTACCAGAAGAACCTACAATAGACCTTTAAATAAAAAAGGTACTAAATTTGAAACATGGGAACAGACAATAGGGCGAGTAATCGCCCATCAAGTATGGCTATGGGAAAGAGCCAAAGGAGAAGATAGTCTTACAGAAGAAGAATGGAATGAATTAGCCGAATTGCAACAACTATTAATTGATAGAAAAGCATTGATGGCAGGAAGAACTTTATGGCTAGGAGATACTGAAATATCCCGTAGACGAGAAAGTTCTATGTTTAATTGTTCTTTTACAATAGTAGAAACAGTATATGATGTAGTAGATGTTCTATGGCTTTTATTACAAGGTTGTGGAGTAGGATTTAAACCAATTACAGGCACTCTAACAGGCTTTTATAAGCCAATAGAAGATGTAGAAGTTGTACATACACAAAGAACAGGAAAAGGTGGACAAGAGGATAATTCAGAAGAATGGAATCCATATACTAAAACATGGATTTTAACTGTTGGAGATTCTGCAGAAGCATGGGCTAAAAGTATTGGAAAGCTATTAGCTGGAAAATATCCTGCAAAGAAATTAGTTCTTGATTTTTCTGAAATAAGACCTTCGGGAGAAAGACTAAAAGGATATGGTTGGATTTCTTCTGGAAGCGAAGCAATAGGCAAAGCCTATTTAGAAATAACTAAAATATTAAATTTACGTTCAAGTAATCTTTTGAGAAAAATGGATATTTTAGATATAATTAATTGGCTTGGTACTGTTTTATCTTCAAGAAGAAGTGCAGAATTAGCTTTATTTGATTATGGAGAACCCGAATGGGAAGACTTTTCAGTAGCTAAGAAAGATTGGTGGGTAAATGGAAACGAACAAAGACAACAAAGTAACAATTCTTTACTTTTTAGATTTAAACCTGAAAAGAAAGAACTAACAAACATATTTCAATTAATGGCAGATTCTGGTGGTTCTGAGCCAGGGTTTATAAACGGTGTAGCTGCACTAGAACGAGCCCCATGGTTTAAAGGAGTTAATCCATGTGCTGAAATCTTACTAGGAAATAAAACATTCTGTAACTTAACAGAAGTAGATTTAGGAAAATTCGTAGGAGATCACGCTGGATTACTTAGAGCTTTAAAATTAATTGCAAGAGCAAATTATCGTCAAACTTGCGTAAATCTCCATGATGGAGTCTTACAAGAGGCTTGGCATCTTAATAATCAGTTTTTACACTTATGTGGAGTAGGATTAACTGGAATAGCTAGAAGGAGGAACTTAGGAGCTTATGACTATAAACAAATGCAACGAGTCGCAACATCAGCAGCATATCGTATGGCTGATGAATTGGATTTACCCCGACCAAAAAATGTTACAACTGTCAAACCATCGGGAACACTTAGTAAGATTATGGACACTACTGAAGGTGTGCACAAGCCTCTTGGTAAATACATCTTTAATAACGTTAATTTTTCTAAGCACGATCCTCTTATTAGTACTCTCCGTAGTGCTAACTATATTGTATTTGATCACCCTACCGATCCAGAAGGGATATTGGTTACTTTTCCCATACACTACAAAGATGTGGAGTTCGATAAGAAAGGTAAAAAGGAAGTTAACTTAGAGACAGCATTAGATCAATTAGAAAGATATAAACTATTACAGAATAATTGGTGTCAACAAAATGTTAGTGCAACAATTAGTTATAGTTCTGATGAGGTTGATGATATAATCGAATGGTTACATCATAATTGGGATAATTATGTTGGAGTAGCTTTTATGTATAGAGCTGATCCAACTAAAACTGCGAAAGACTTAGGT